AAGAGTTAGCCAAAGGGCAACTGGAAGTTAACAAAGTCGAAGCCGCAAGTAGCAGTATGTTTGTAGCCGGTTGGCGACCCGCTGTAGGGTGGGTGTGCGTACTTGGAATGGCTTCCAACTTCATTGTGATACCTATGGCAAACTTTGGTCTTGCGTTAGCTGAGTCGGGCATTGTGATACCCTTGATCGAGACATCTACAATGATGCCGGTGTTGATGGGTATGCTTGGGTTAGGAGCTATGAGGTCTGTCGAGAAAGTACAGAGAGTGAGCAGAGAAAAATGATCTTACCTTTTCCTATGTCGCAAATTGGTGACGAAGAACGTCTTCGCGTCTTAATGTCAGAGCAAAAGGCTGAGATAGAAGAACAGCGCATTATGATTGAAAAGCTAAAAGAAAGACTTGAGAGACAAACAGAAAATGAATCAGTCTAGGTTTAACAAGTTAATAGCAATGCTCAAGCGTCACGAAGGCGTTAGGAATCATGTGTATACATGTTCCGCAGGCTATGAAACTATAGGGGCAGGGAGAAACATATCTCCGTCAGGACTTGGAATTAGCGAATCAGAGATACATATGTTGCTTACGAATGACATTTACAGGGTTATTGGTGAGCTATCGGAAGAGTACAACTGGTTCGATGATCTTGATAGCGTAAGGAAAGATGCGATGATTGATCTGTCTTTTAATCTTGGTCAGACCTCACTTCGCAAGTTTGAGAACGCTCTTGAGGCCATGAAGTTTAAAAACTACGACAAAGCCGCGTCAGATTTTATGGACTCCAAGTGGAGCAAGCAAGTTGGCTCTAGGGCTGTGGAGATTACAGATATGATAAGAACGGGAGAGTATCAATGAGTAAAGGCGGATCAATGAGCGGCAGAGGGACTTATGACCAAGGCCCCATGCCTCAAAACCCCTACTCTAGAGGCAATCAACCAAGGCCCTCCCCTTCTCAGGCTGGAGCCAAGATGGGCGGCAGTCCATCAATGATGGGTAGAGGTCGAGGCGGCCAAGCACCGCCTAACAGTCTTATGGCGCAACTAGCCGCCAATCCAAATATGCCTGCTCCAAATCAGAACATAGACATCGACAACAGTAGCAGACAGGCCAATGTAGACTTTATGAACAACATGGCTCAAGAGAATGCTCTAGAGGGCGGTATGAGTCCCGCTTACAGCTATGACCCACAGACTGGTCAGTATGCTAGAGATAGCTCCTCATTTGGCCTTACTGGTGACGCGGCTACGACTTACTATAGCCCTCAAGAATTTCAGTCACAGTTTGGAAGAGCATTAGGCAAGATGCCTAGCAATCAAGCGGCAATGCCCTCTGCTCCTATAGAAAATACGCGAGCTGATCCTCCAATGCTAGATGATCCAGCACCGCCAACACCAGAGCCGCCACCGCCACCACCGCCTGCTCCGTTCGTTAGACCTAGACCTACTAGAGGTTTGTTTCAGAATCAATCTGGTATCGCAAGTCTAAGGGGTCAGTATCAGCCTCAGAGGCAGACTCAGTATCAGCCTATGAGAAACTTAAACGCTCCTAGATATCCTGCTCCTCCGCGCAGACCTCCACCAAGGTCACAGCCTCGCAATAGGTATCCACAGCCACCAAGCCGTATGCCTAGACCGTATCCACAACCGCCAAGGGGAGGCCCGTCTAAGGGTGGGTTCCCTCCTCCGCAAAGAAGGCCAAGTGGGCCGACTAAAGGTGGAAGGCCAGACCCTCGGTATGCGACATTGACGGGAAGACCTCAGCCTACTATTCCATTTAATCCGAAATTCTATGGTCGTTAACTATGCCTTTGCAGAAATTTCAATTTTCTCCCGGAATCAATAAGGAAGGGACGGAGTATACAACCGATCAAGGATGGTCTGATTCCGACAAGATTCGATTTAGGCAAGGTCGCCCCGAAAAGATTGGAGGGTGGGAGAAGTTTACTACCAACACGTTTCTTGGTGTTTGCAGGTCTCTGTATACATGGGCAACTACCGGAAGCACAAAGCATACAGGGCTAGGAACAAACCTCAAGTTTTACATTAGCGAGGGCAATAAGTTTGGCGATGTAACGCCTATCAGGGAAACTACGTCTGCGGGGGATGTGACATTTGCCGTTAGCGTATCTACCCTTACAGTTACAGACGCAAATCACGGCGCGGTACTTAATGATTTTGTTACGTTCTCAGGGGCTGTAACGCTTGGAGGAACCATAACCGCGTCAGTTCTTAACCAAGAGTATCAGATAGCGTCCGTAATAAACGGAAACAGCTACACAGTTATAGCAAAAGATACGAGCGGAAACACCGTAATCGCAAACAGCAGTGACGTTAACAACGGCGGCAGTAATGTTGTAGCCGCATATCAGATAAACACGGGTCTTAACACGTTTGTCGCTAGTACAGGCTGGGGCGTTAATGCTTGGGGTAGCGGCGGGTTCGGATCGTCCTCTGCAATTAGCTCAGGCAATCAACTGCGACTTTATAGTCAAGATAACTTTGGCGAAGACCTTCTGTTTAATGTACGCGGCGGCGGCATATATTACGCAGACATATCGGCGGGAATAGATGCTAGGGCGGTGGATATTACAACATCCAGCCTAAGCCCCTCTAACGCGCCATCTATAGCCTTGCAGGTTATGGTCTCAGATATAGACAAGCATGTAATTTGCTTTGGGTCTAACCCTATAGGCTCAGACATACTAGACCCTTTGTTTGTTAGGTTTTCAGATCAGGAGAGCTTTCTCGATTGGACTCCAACAGCCACCAACACAGCAGGCGGCGTTAGAATAAACTCTGGCTCTTTAATCGTTGGGGCGGTACAGACTAGACAGGAGATCCTGATATTCACCGACGAAAGCCTGCATTCGATGCGTTTTGTTGGCGCACCCTTTATATTTGAGTTCTCAACACTAAGCACCGATACATCCATGATTTCTCCGAAAGCGGCAATTAATGCGCGAGGCTCTGTGTATTTTATGGATGAGGGTGGCTTTAATGTTTACAACGGATCGGTTCAGCCCCTTCCGTGTTCGGTTAGAAACTATGTGTTTTCTAATCTTAATATAAGCCAGCAATACAAGGTATTTGCGGCTGAGAATTCTGCTCATTCGGAAGTCACTTGGTATTACCCTATAGGCACTGGCAATACAGACATAACGAATTATGTAACATATAACTATGAAGAGGGTCTCTGGTCTGTAGGAACCTTGGCTAGGGGCGCGTGGCATGATTCGGGCATGGGCGACAGTCCCATTGCAAGTAGCGTTATCACCTCATCAAACAACAACATTCTGTATAATCACGAAGTGGGGCATGACGATGACGGGTCACCGATGACCGCTTATGTGGAGTCTGGTGATCTTGAGATTGGAGATGGCGAAGGCTTCATGTTCTTGAGCAAGGTTATTCCTGATTTCTCGTTCGACGGTACTGATCCCGAAATTGAGATCACCGTTAAGGGCAGGAACTATCCGTTGCAAGATGCATCAACGCTGTCCTCTGCTACTGTTAATCAGTCAACAACAGAGTCATACTTGCGGGCAAGAGCTAGACACCCAGTGATTAGGCTGGAAAGCACTGGCTCTGGATATGGCTGGAGACTAGGAACTTTAAGATTTCAGATTCGACAGGATGGTAGACGATAATGGCGATTAGAAAAACACCACTGCCCGTCCCTATGACTCAGTACAATTTGCGTAACGAGTCGTTAACAAGAAAAACCATTGAAGATGCAATCAATAGAGTTGAGGTTGATACGGTTGTGGCTAAGACTCAAGGCGATAAGGTTGGCTCTTTGGCTATGCGTAGGTTTCAGTTCTTGCTGATGGGCGCATCGTGACAGACGTTATAAAGGTACTGGGTCAGCTAGACCCTGCCGCGACAACCACTACGGTTTTGTATACTGCTCCAGACTTGGCGCAAACAACCGTTAGCTCTTTAGTTATCTGCAACAGAACAGGCTCCAGCATCACCTTTAGGGTCAGCGTACATGTTGCAGGTGCGGATGCGAACGATAAGCAGTTTTTATTCTACGATCAAGCCCTTGCGGCTAACACAACTCAAACTGTAGTAATTGGTATATGCCTTGGACAGACTGATGTCATTAAGGTTTACGCCAGTGCTGTAGATGTAAGTTTTAACCTATTCGGTGTGGAGACAAGTTAATGAATAACCCTAACTCACAGTTTGCTAATCAGCGACCAATGCAAAGAATGGCTGACCAGATGGCTACGCAAGGTCGGTATGGCGATAGCATGATGGTTCACATGAACCCTGTCGAGGTTCAAGGACTAGCCTCTTTGTCTCCCACAGGCTCTCTCACTAGAAACCCTATGACAGGCCAACCAGAGGCGTTTCTGCCCTTCTTGGCTCCATTGCTTGGAGGTATGTTGGGTAGCACGTTTATGACTGGCGTAGGTGCGAGCGTCTTGGGTGGGGCTGGTCTTAGTGCCGCCGCCGCCGGTGCGATTGGTTCTGGTCTGGCTACAACCGCAGTGACTGGAGACTTAAAGCAGGGAATCATGTCTGGGTTGACTGGTTACGGTGTTGGTCAAGCATTAGGGGGTGCATCAGACCTTATAGCTGGAGTTCCAGAAGCCGCAGAGGCTGTTGCAGGAACTCAATCTGCTATAGACACGGCAACTCAAGCGGCAACTAATGCGGGATTAGATCCCGC